AGGGCATGTTTTCTGGTTTGGACAAAAACCATTCCGAAAACGGTGATTGTGTTCGGATTCGCGTCCAATGGTGACCCAACACGCCCTATATCCGAACACGAGGATGCTGCCGGAGTAGGAACGCGATATGTCTTTGATGGGATCTGCGTCAGCCGGTAGGCGGTCACAAATTTCAGGAATCCCGGTTCGTCATCGTAAACGGTGACGGAATTTACAAGCATTTCAATAAGCATGGCTTTCTGGGTTTCCAGCGGAACCGCCTTTTCTCTTACCGCTTTCAGATAAACCACTACAGATTCCTTTGTGAGCGGAATCACGCCACGCTCTTCATCGGATAGCTGGGTAGACAGCCCCTTTTTCTGGGCTTCCAATTCGGCAAGTCTTTCCACAATAGCGTCCGGCGCAACGGAAGCGCATTCAAGCGCTTTCGTCAGGTTGCGGATTTTATTATCAATTTCAGAAATTTTTTTGCGTATGACCGGAATCTGTGTATTCTTCTGAATGTCTTCCTCTGACTGCTGGGCGGCTACTTCTGCCACAAATTCGATAATTTCGTCTGTCAGTACGTCAAGAGCGTCCTGAGCTACCACATCTTCAAGCCAGTCCTTCGGGACTGGTTTTTTGTCGCATAAGCGGGTCTTCTTTCTATTGGCGCAGGAATAATAATTGTACGTCTTCCCGCCTTTTCCCCTGCCGCACTCTCCCACCATGGGAGCGCCGCAGTGACCACAGAAAATTTTCCCCGACAAAAGATACGGCACCTTCGCCTTTCCTCTGGCTGGGGCTTGCTCGCTGGTTTTCAGTCTTGATTGTACAGCCCGCCAAAGCTCATCGGATATAATTCTTGGGACGGCGTTGTCTGTGCGAACATCGTCAAACTTGTAAACCCCAATATATTTCTCGTTCCGGAACACGTTCTTGAAACTGGACTTGTTGAATTTCGTTCCCCGCGTTGTCCGGTATCCACGGGCGTTGAAATCGTCGCAGATCGCGGCCACGGTATCGCCGTCTGCATACCGGCGAAATGCTTCCTCCACCAAATGGGAAGTAATTGGGTCGATTTGCAGGCGCTTATCCACGACAGTGTATCCTAGCGGTGTAGTTCCGCCTGTACTGTTCCCTTTTCTGGCTGTTTCGCTCATGCCGCGACGTACCTTCTGGGACAGCTCCAAAGAATAATACTCTGCCATGCCTTCCAGCAGGGCTTCCAGAATCACACCCTCCGGGTTCTTGGAAATGCCCTCTTTCGCGGATTCCACGCTGCAGCCGTTCTTCCTGAGCCGCATACGGGCAATGGCGCTGTCTTCCCGGTTCCGGGCAAATCTGTCCAGCTTGTAAACCAAAACGGTTTTCCATGACGATCTGGCGCTGTCAGAAAGCATCTGCTGGAACGCTGGGCGCTTGTCCATGCTTGCGTGGGCGGAAATCGCCCGGTCAACATAAATTGCGGCGACCCGGTAGCTGTGGTGCTTGCAATAGGCTATCAGCTCCCGGAGCTGCCCTTCGATGGACTGCTCTGTCTGCCGGTCGGAACTGTAGCGCATATACAGGCAGCAGACCGCTTCGCAGTCCGAGGAAAGAACGGAGGGGTTATCCGCAAACTGCTGTCTTTCCTCCAGTGTAAGAGCCGATAGATCAATTGGTATTGTTTGCATCGTGTTTCCCCCTTTCTGTGTTTCGTTTTATCACAGTTCGGACGATATACAGGCATGTTCCGATAATGGAAAAGGCCGCGACATAAACGATCGGCGCGGTGTGGCCGGACTGGAACAGGCCAAGGTTCGGGTTTCGCATATCCAGAAAGACATATCCCATAAGGAAGATGCCGAACAGAACCGCAAACCCTGCGGCTCCATAAGTCACATGCTTCCAGTTATCCCGGACAGCGGATATTTCTTTATCCATCATGTGGCTGCGCTCTTCCAGCCGGGAGATGGCGTTATCTTTTTCCGAGATAAGTTCTTCCTTGTGTGAAATTTCGGTTTTCAGCCGTTCGATTTCCGCACTCTGGTCTTGCTTCGGCGGGGACAGCTCCATCAGCTCATCCAGGGACAGACCAAGGTCAATGGCAATGGCGGTCACATCATAGATACTTGGACCCGTCAGGTGGCCGGAGAAAAACTTTTTAACCATGGATTCACTTAGCCCTGTGCTGTCGATAATCTGCTGATTGGTTTTGTGCTGTTCCTCCTTTGCCCATTTCATTTTTGTGGGCAGATTATCGCAAATTGTCGATATTTGTTGTATTATTTTCCGTTTTTCCATTTGCTGCTCACCCTTTCCGAAAAAAAATCCTGCGAATTACGCTGAAAACGACTGAATTACTCGGATACACCTTTACGTCACCACCGGCTGAATAGTATTATCATACTAGCCAAAGGTAAGGGACACACCATTCCGGCGGCGAGCCCCGTCACCTTGTGGCACGGGTGGCGGGGCAATTCAAAAAATTTTTTGAAAACCCCTAATTAGTCCGTTTTATTGGACAGATAGTATGTTATAACTAGCACGCAAGCCGAACATGCGTTCGAGAATGATAAAAAGTAAAGGAGCGGTAGAAATGACAGCGGACGAAAAGGGCTTTATCAGCGTTTACCGGACATTAACAGATGAAAACAAACGGAGGCTTCTGTGCTTCTTTTCTGATCTGCTGTCCAAACGGCCACCACTTGATAAAACCGCAGATTGTGGTATAATAAGTGATGAAACCAACGAAAAACCATCTTTGGAGGCGTAAAATATGAGCAAACCTGTAGTTTCTATGGAAGAAATCATTGAGGCTATCAAGGAGGGTGTCAGGTCTGCGAATTTGCCCATTCGTGGTACTGACGAAGAAGTGCCTTTGTTGAAGCAAGAGAAATCTTCACAATCAGAGAAATGTCATCCTGTGAAAGAGTGATCCTATCGTTCCAAGATTCACTTGTGAATTTCAAAATGTCCTTTAGAACATCCTCGTTGTGCATAGACGCATACAACATAAATCCGTCATAATCTAATTTCATGCTATTTACCTCCGTTCTGTTTGTCTTTTAGGGAGAGGGCATAGGCGTACAATGCCCCCTTTTCCGCTGTAGATAAAGAGCGGTACATCCTAAGAATATTCTCCTCCCCGATGTCATTAGGCATCGGGGCTTTTTCTGTTTCCGGGGCTTTTTCTTCCCTATTCATAGTATATTTCTCAAACTCAGTCCTATTAAAAATAGCTGCTCTTTGCGAATTGACTACGTTGTAGATGTCAGATACAGGTATTCCAAAGAAATCTGCTATTCTCATGATTTGTGAATCCCTCGGTACTGAGCCGTTTTTCCAGCCAGACACAGAAGACTTTGAAAGCCCAATTTGTTGCGCAGCTTTTGAAGGGCTTATCTTCGCCCTATTGCAAAGCTCGACAAAGTAATTGTAAAACATCTCCTAAAAACGCCTCCTGTAATTGTGCATATCGGCAAAAATGAACGAATTGTACTTTTTGTATTGACAAACTGAACTTTTTGAACTATACTAACGTCATGAACACCGATTCCAAAAAGGGTGCAGAAAATCACGGGGTATGAAATCCGAGTTTTCGGAAATTCAAACTCCGGCGAGTAGCGGATGGTTTATTGTTTCGGCAAATTCAGTATACCATGCGCTACTCAGATTTTCAAGTCTTTTGTGGAAAAAATGTTCAAAGAAATTGACTGCGGCGGAAAGAAAAATTCACCCGTGGTTTGGTCACGAGTGAATTTTCCCCAAATTTATTTGCCGAAATGCGCTGCGTTGGAAGCCCGTATTCCTAAACGGCGAGAAACCCTAGATTCCCGCTTTACTTTCAACAGCAGACCAAACCTGCGTCCTTGACGCACCGTTTCACTTTGGCAGTTTCGGTTCTGCCCCTCGCCCTAACGCATCACGCCACCTTCGTGGTTCGGTACTGGCGGTAACAAAAGTTTGTTGGACATAAAGTACCTCCTCACTCTTTATTTGCCGCAACGGGCTATGGGCATTATAGCGAACCTTTCCGCCGCAGTCAACCAAACAAACATTTTTTTACTTAAGGAGGAGGGACAAATGGATGGCAAAACTGAACCTCCCGCAGTCTTACGGGGAGCGGGAGAAACTGGCAAAGTATATCCGGCAGACGCTGAACACCTACAATCTTCGGAACAACTGGCTGATTCAGCAGCTTCGGAACGAGGGCTTCATCATCTCCGCGACATCCCTGTGCGACGCGCTGGCAGTTCGGTGCATGACACCGAAGACGGACGAGTTTCTGGCCAGAGCGGAGCAGATTTGCAAGCTGTACGAGCAGAGCTGCTTCGGTCAAACGCGATCCGGGAGCTTGGAAAACGGGTCAGAGCATTCATGAAAGAGCAGCCGGACATCTACGAGCGGATTTACCGCGAGACATACGGCAGATCGCCGAACTTTTGAAAGGAGTTATTTATGGCGAAATACAAAGTTGGGGATAAGGTGCGGATTGTGAGCAAGAGGCCGCAGAAGGACTGGAACCCTGATATGGACAAGTATCTGGGAAAGACCGCGACGATCATAAAATCCGGAATCAACGATAACGGAGTTTACTATTACATAGAGGAGGATCGCGACGATTTTCTTGGGCATTGGTACTGGTACGAAGACATGATCGCTGGCCTTGCAGAGCCTGAGCGGGAACCCTACACCGTGGAACTCCGCTTTGACGGGATGATTACCACGGCCACTCTGAAACGGGGCGGGCGGGACGTGAAGACCGCAGAAGCCCGGTGCAATCCGAAGGATACCTACAGCAGAGCGGAGAGCGCAAGGGTCGCTGTTGAGCGGCTTTTTGAGAAGAAGCGCAAGGAGGATAAGCCCAAAAATAGCAAGCCGAAGATCGGAGACAAGTTCGTTGTCACGGTAAAGCGCGGTAAGTTTGACCACGGTTTCGGCATCGGTGACATTGTTACGCTGATAGATATCCAGCAGGACGGATGTTTCCGCTTGGTTGACAAGAGCGGCTTCATACAAATACTTCATCCGAGCGAGGTTCGCCACTACAAGGAGAACGCCAAATGACACCCAACGAAACGACCCAGCTTCGCACCATGGCGGAGATGAACCGCCGCTTGCGCCGGGAAAATGAGCATCTGCGGGAATCCCTTTTGCTGGAAGCAAAGGAAAGTAAGGCGTTCGACGATGAGAACGTGGAACTTTTCGATGTAGTCCACAAGAACCATAAGGTCAGGGGGTGAGGATATGGCAAGCAGGAATAAACCCGTGGATGCCAGGTGGGAGCCGGTGCCGGAGAACCGGAAGCCGTTCAATGTTAAGGAATGTGTTTTCCGTGTGCTTCCCTATGCGGGGCTGAATCTGGTGCTTTTCTGGTGGCAGCAGGCCGATTTGCTGGCAGACAGGGCGGCAGTCCCCGCAATGTGGGTGTGCGCTATCCTGATGGGTGCCGGTATCGGACGGTGCATCAGAGGGCGATAAAAAGCCGCCCCCGATGTTACAGCACCGGGGACGGCAAGCGATATAAAAAATCTCTACCATTTACAGTATATCAAATGGAGAAAGGAAAGTCAATGGACGTTTTTGATAGCATGGAGCCGTGGCGGCAGGCTGAACAGTTGGCGGCGGATGCCGACTCCCGGGAAGCGGTACTCCCGAAGTGTGCCAGGTGCGGATATCCCATCACAGGCAGCAAACTGGTATATATCCCGGCGCATGATGAGTTCTACTGCCTGAATTGCATAGATTCCATGACGGAGTTCAACGAGGAAGCAGAGGTGGAGGAATAATGGAGGACGGAATCATCATAAGCGAATCGGAAAGATTCGAGGATATCTACATTAGGCCGTACAATCGAGTCAATGTTCCGGCTGTCAGTTTCCCGGATGGTAAGAGGCGCATTGCCTACATTAACGCCCTTGCTACAAAGTTTTGGAACGGCGAAAACACTGTTGGGATAAAAGTAAGCGAGAACTACGTCGTTTTTATTCCGCAAAAAATTGGTAGAACATTAAAAATAAACAAAGTTGGTGGGGGCTTTTATATCAGCACAGGTAGCTTAGGCGGAATTGTTCCCCCCGGGGCAAAATACCGGGCATATCCGTACAAAGGCGGTATCGCTATAAAACGGTTTGAGCCGTTGCGGGAGGATGAAGAATGATACGGAAAATCCCAACCGCGACCATGAGCAAAGAGGAATGGACAGCGCTGCGCTCTACCACCATTGGTGGTTCGGATGCCGCCGCCATTCTGGGTCTGAACCCCTACAAGTCACCGTATGCCCTGTGGGCGGAGAAAACCGGTAAGGTCATCCCGGAGGATATTTCCCAGAAAGAGGCGGTACGCCTTGGCACGGACTTGGAGGAATACGTAGCAAAGCGGTTTACCGAAGCTACCGGGAAAAAGGTGCGCCGGGAGAACTACACCGTATTCCGGGACGATATGCCCTACGCGCACGCCAACTACGACCGGCTGGTCATTGGGGAACGGGCAGGATTAGAGATCAAGACCACCAATGCCCTGCACCTGAGCAAATTCAAGAACGGCGAGTTCCCGGCTACTTACTACGCACAGTGCTGCCATTACTTGCTTGTGTCAGGCCTTGACCGCTGGTATCTGGCGGTTCTGGTTCTGGGCATTGACTTCAAGGTGTTCGTCATCGAGCGGGACGAAGCAGAGCTGGAAGCCCTGAAAGAGGCGGAGGAAAGCTTCTGGGAGAACGTTCAGAGCGAAACGCCCCCGGCCATTGATGGCATGGATTCCACCATTGACGCCCTGAACGCAGAGTTCCCGGCCAGCGATCCGGACACCGAAATGGATTTGACCGGTTGCGCCGTTGATTTGGCGATCATGGACGAATGCGGCCAGCAGATCAAGGCGCTGGAAGAAAAGAAAGCCGCCGCTCAGGCGCGTATTATGGAAGCCATGGGAACCGCCGAGCGGGGCGGATACGGGAACTACAGCGTCATATGGAAGACGCAGAAACGCTCCACGTTCGATAGAAAGAAGTGGGAGAAAGACCATGGAGAAATCCCACAGAACTATTTCAAATCTTCGGAAAGCAGAACTTTTCGGTTCAAAAAGGAGGCGTAAAGTATGGGAAAATATACACACGGGAAATCAAACACGAGATTGTACGGAATCTGGACGGGCATGAAGACTAGGTGCTATGACAAGAGGTGCGCTAAGTATTACAGGTACGGAGCGAGGGGGATTTCGCTTTGCGATGACTGGGCGAGAGACTTTTCCACTTTCTATGACTGGGCGGTTGCTAACGGATACTCCGACAATCTGACGATTGACCGTATCGATAACGACGGGAATTACTGCCCAGAGAATTGCCGATGGATAACAGCTGCTGAGCAAGCGGCGAACAAATCTACTAACCACCGTGTTTCGCACGCTGGTCAGACCCACACTATCGCTGAATGGGCAAGAATTACGGGGTTAGACAGAGCGCTTTTAAAGGATAGAATTGTCCGCTATGGGTGGGAACCAGAAAGGGCGCTTACTACTCCGGCAAGGCCACATAAAAAATACGAATATGCCAACAGGAGGGCAATTTAATGGCAAACATAATTCAGAATCAGGTACAGAAGCAAACACCCGCTGCGGCTGCTCAGCAGTCCATCGGCGCAATGCTCAACACATTCCTCGACCGGGACGGTATGCGGAAACGCTTTGACGAGCTGCTTGGCAAGCGCGCCCCCCAGTTTGTTTCTTCCATCGTCTCGATGGTGAATGCGGATAAGAATATGCAGCAGGCATTTATGGAAAGTCCCATGACCGTTATCCAGTCCGCATTGAAGGCTGCAACGTTTGACCTGCCCATCGACCAGAACTTGGGATATGCCTATATCGTCCCATTCAAGAACTACAAGAAGGACACCGGAACAAAAAAGACGGAGGCGACCTTCATTCTTGGCTGGAAGGGTATGCACCAGTTGGCGCTTCGCACCGGCGCATACAAGACCATCAACGTGGTGGATATCCGCAAGGGTGAGCTGAAAAGCTACAATCGCCTGACAGAAGAAGTTGTGGTTGACTTCATCGAGGATGAAGCAGAGCGGGAGAAATTGCCGGTTATCGGCTATGTCGGCTACTATCGACTTGTGAACGGCGCGGAGAAGACCATTTACATGAGCAAGGCGGCCATTGAAGCCCACGAGCGGAAGTTCCGCAAGGGCGAGTATCAGGGAAAGGGCTGGCGTGATGATTGGGACGCCATGGCGCGGAAAACCGTATACCGTCAGCTCATTGGTAAGTGGGGCGTTATGTCCATCGATTATCAGACCCGCGACGAAGGGAAGCAGCTGGCCGATGTTATGGCGGATGATTCCAAAGCGGAAGACGGGCTGATCGGCATTATTGATACCGATATTGTGGCCGATCAGGCCACCGGCGAGGTCATCCCTCAGGAGGTACCGGAGAATGCTTAACACCATCACCATTGCCGGACGCATGGTGCGAGACCCGGAGCTTCGCAGAACCAATTCCGGCAAGGCTGCTACCAGCTTCACCTTGGCGGTTGACCGGGATTTCAAGAACCAGCAGACCGGCGAGAAAGAAGTGGATTTCCTAGGCTGCACCGCCTTTGGAGCCGCCGGGGAGAACGCCGCCAAGTATTTCCGCAAAGGCCAGATGGCCATAGTAACGGGCAGATTGCAAATCCGGCAGTATACCGACAAGAACGGTCAGAAGCGCCGTCATGCGGAGATTCTTGTGAGCAATGTCTATTTCTACGGAAGCAAGGAAAGCGGCACTCAGGCCAGCTCTGGGGCTGACAACGGATACAGCGCACCGGCGTATCAGACTCCCGCCCCTGCGACGAACTTCGTAGAGTTGGAAGACGACGACGCACAATTGCCGTTCTAGGCCGGAAAAATCAATCTTTCCCCAAAAAGATTGACAGTATAGTTTGCATTTTCCCTTGGCGGTGGGAGGTGAAACCGCCAACTCCAAAGGAAGGAGCGAAAACGTGACGATTGAATTTACGATTCCCGGCGTTCCGCAAGGGAAGGAGCGCCCCCGCTTTACCCAGAACGGTGCGACATACACCCCAAAGAAAACGAAGGACTATGAAAAGCTGGTGGCATGGGCATACCAGTGCGAAGCCCACGGGGCAAAGTTCACCGGCACTATCCGGGTTGACATTGCGGCAATCTACCCCGTTCCCCATTCGTGGAGCAAGCGCAAGCAGGCCGAAGCGATTGACAATCAGATTCTACCAATGGTGAAGCCCGACTGGGACAACATAGGCAAGATCGTGTGTGATGCCCTGAACGGGATCGCCTACAAGGATGATGCAGTTATCACAGACGCCACAGTCTGCAAGAGGTACGGCACCCGCCCATGCGTGGCGGTTCGTCTTACCGGAGAGGAGGCCCCCCGTGACACAGATGGAAGATGAAGTAAGAAACCAATTCACTTTTTACCGCTCGTTTTTTGAGGCGGTTTTCAAGATAAAAAGCAAGGCCGCAAGGGCAGAAGCCTATGACGCTATTTGCAAATACGCTCTGTTTAACAATGCCCCGGACGTAGACAAAATGTCTGACGCCGCCGCCATTGCCTTTATGCTTATCAAGCCGAATCTGGACGCAAGCAGACGGAAAGCAAAGTCTGGGAAAAACGGCGGGACCAGTAAGCAAACCGCAAGTAAATCGGAAGCAAACGGTAAGCAAAGTGGAAGCAAAGCGGAAGCAAACGGTAAGCAAGAGCAACCCGCAAGCGAGAAAGAGAAAGAGAAGGAGAAAGAGAGAGAGAAAGAGAAAGAGAACGAATGTTATCCCCCTACCCCCTTTTCGCAAATCATCGCAAGTTATTCTTTCTCCGAATCGCTGATGGCGAAAACCACCGCTTGGCTGAAATACAAGTCCGAACGGCGGGAGAGCTACAAGGAACAGGGCTTGAAATCGCTGCTGACCCAAATCCAAAAAAACGCTGCAAAGTACGGAGAACAAGCAGTCATTGACCTGATGGAGCAGTGTATGGCAGCAAACTGGGCAGGGATTATCTGGGACAGACTGATGAAAGGAGGACCCGCCAATGGAAAGCTTGATGGAAATGCTCAAAGCGAAAGGGTTGGTCACTACCTGTGACTTTGACCCCCGGCAGTATGCCCAACTCCGGGTGGATGCCCTGAACGGCGCTATTGGCGACCGGGACAAAGAGGACGGCTACAACTGCCCTATTTGCAAAAACAAAGGCTATGTTGCCCGGTTGGTGGAGAACCCGGACGGCACTTTTTCCCATTCCGTGGCAGATTGCAAGTGTGCAGATACCCGGCGCTCCATCCTACGGATGCAGCGGAGCGGCCTGAAAAACATCATCCGGGATTACACCTTCGACAAGTTCCAGACCCCGGAGCCGTGGCAAGAAACCCTCAAAGCCGCCGCCATGGACTACGCCAAGAATCCTTCCGGGTGGTTCGCCCTGTGCGGTCAATCCGGCTGCGGAAAGACCCACTTATGCACTGCCATTTGCCGTGAGCTGCTGCTGGAAGGTCGGGAAGTGGTGTATATGCTCTGGCGGGATGAAATTGGAAAGATCAAACAGGCTGCCAGAATGTCCGAATTTGACGGCGAAACGGTTGAGCTGCGGAGGATTCTGGACAAGTACAAGACCGCAAAGGTGCTGTACATAGATGACCTTTTCAAGACCGGGAAAACGGCAGAGAACGCCACCCAGCGCCCCACAGCGGCAGATATCAACTATGCGTTTGAAATCTTGAACTACCGATACAACAACCCGGAACTGCTGACCATTCTGTCCACGGAGTTGACGGAGGATGAACTGCTGGATATTGACGAAGCGATCGGAGGCAGGATTTACGAGCGGGCAAAAGCCTACTCCATCGGCAAAGACCGGGGGAAAAATTACCGTGTGCGGAACACGCGCAGACTGTGAGGGGTGGGTATGATGGACGAAAAACCCGGCCAGTACATCGATTCGGAAAGCCCATTTTGCAGGAACTGCACGCGGGACGATTGCCCCACCAACGGGGACGGCTGCAAGGCATGGGAAACGTATTTCATCGAGAACTGGAATAAAAACATCATGAAATCAATTGGAAACCACAAAAAACAACGCCAATTTTTCAGGTATGAACACCCGGATTTGGTGAGAGAGGGGGTTGTTATCGAGAATGAATGACTTGGAGCAGATGGCAATCGATCGCCTGAAAGCTGCCTCTGATATGTCGCTCATGGCGTATCAGCAGCCTTTGGTTATCTGCATTTCCGGCGGCAAAGATTCCGGGGTTATCACCGAGCTTGCGGTACGCTCCGGCATCCCCTGCGAGTTCCAGCACAACCACACCACGGCTGATGCCCCAGAAACGGTGCGGTTTGTCAGAAGTGAGTTCAAACGGTTGGAGGGAAAGGGCTATAAATGCACCGTGAGCATGCCAGTTTACAAGGGGCAGCGAGTGTCCATGTGGAGCTTAATCCCTCAAAAACTCATGCCACCTACCCGGCTGGTGCGGTACTGCTGTGCCGTTCTGAAAGAAGCAGGGGGGGCAGGGCGGTTTATCTGCACCGGGGTTCGCTGGGCTGAATCTGCATCAAGAAAAAACAATCGTGGAATCTACGAAAAACTGGGCGCAACAAAGGATAAAAATATCATTCTTGCCAACGACAATGACGAAAAGCGGATGTTATTTGAAAACTGCCGCTTGAAAGCAAAACGAGTTGTAAACCCGATTATCGACTGGACAGACAAGGATGTGTACGGCTTCCTGGAAGATGCCAAATGCCCCATGAACCCGCTATACGCCGAGGGGCAATGCCGGGTTGGGTGTATCGGATGCCCCATGGCTAGCAGAAAAGGCCGGGAAACCGAGTTCACCCGGTGGCCGAAGTACAAAAATCTCTATCTGCGTGCGTTCGATAGGATGCTAGAGGAACGCAGACGGCGTGGGAAACTGGACGGTTTATGGCGCATGGGAACCACCGCAGAAGATGTGTTCCGCTGGTGGATGGAGTACGATGTGCTACCGGGGCAGACAAGTATGGAGGATTTTCAATGAGCAAGGCGAAAATGTACGGCTGTTTCAGGCCGGTGAAGCGGAATTGCACCCCGCCCCGGTGGGGGAAAGTCCCTCGGGGGAATAAATGCAAACAGAAAGGAAATGCAAAATGAAAAATGAGCTATGTACCAGCTGCAAGTACCGAGTTGCCCCGGATGGATGGGAGGCTTGCGACGGCTGCATTCACGATGAAGGCTTGAAAGATCGGTATGAGCCGATGACCAACGCCGACAGAATACGGAATATGACGGATGAGGAGCTGGCAAAATTACTCAGCACCGGGACGTTTATTTGCGAGGGACGTAAAGATATCTGCGAGAATATGCCGGGATGCGAGGAATGCAGGTTGGCATGGCTCAAAGCCCCGGCAGAAAGCGAGAAATGAACCACCTAGGTGACATTACCAAAATCAACGGTGCAACTGCTCCAATCGTTGACTGTATCATTGGCGGCAGCCCCTGCCAAGACCTAAGCATTGCCGGAAAGAGAGCCGGACTTGCCGGGGAACGGTCGGGACTTTACATGGAGCAGATCCGAGTGATAAGGGAGATGAGAGAGCATGACAGAGCAAATGGACGGTCAGGTGAGTTTATTCGTCCAAGATACATGGTCTGGGAAAACGTTCCCGGAGCGTTCAGTTCCAACCACGGAAAAGACTTCGCCGCAGTCCTCGAAGAAGCGGTCAAAATCGCAGAACCGGAAGCCCCCCCTGTTCCTGTTCCTGAAAAAGGATGGCCAACCAGCGGATGTCTCATGGGAGACGGATGGAGCGTTGCTTGGCGTGTACTCGATGCACAGTTTTGGGGAGTGCCCCAGAGACGGCGTAGAATCGCGCTTGTCGCAGATTTTGGAGGGCAATCCGCACCAGAAGTACTATTTGTCCGCAAAAGCGTGTCGGGGGATTCTGAACCGGGCGGCGAGACGAGGGAAGGATTTGCCGGAGGCTCTGCGGAAAGCACTGGAAGCTCAGTCTATTGCCTGCAAGGAAACGGAATAGACCGCGCGGACACAGCCAGATGCAACGGCAGGGGCTGGAAAGAAAATGTGAGCTATACGCTCAACACCATCGACCGACCAGCGGTCTGCGCCGGGTTTAAGCTGGGGAACAGCGAAAAAGCCAGGAGTATCGGATATTGCGAGGAGCAGGCGCCGACCCTGAACGCAGAATGCGGCGGGAATAAGCCTGCAATACTGGACATGTCCCACGCCTGTGATGTAATCCGGGATTGCGGTGGCACTTCTCCTTCTTTGCAAGCCAGAATGGGAACGGGTGGGAATCAAGTGCCGCTGGTAGTATACAGTATCGGAAACGGCCAAGTAAACGAAATGGCTACCCCGGCATTTGAAAAGGCGAAAACCCTGAATACAATGCACGATGCGCAAGCGGTATTCTGTCAAGATGTTGCCAACACGCTGAAAGCGAAAGCCAACCTGGATTTCCGAGAGGACAGCGAAACCTACCCAGTCCAAAGCGGAAAAGTGCGCCGCCTGACCCCGCTGGAATGTGAGCGGCTACAGGGCTTCCCGGACGGCTGGACGGACATAGGCCCGTGGACAGACAGCAAGGGAAAGCTCCGCCGGGAGAGCAGCGACAGCAGCCGCTATAAGGCTCTTGGCAACTCCATCGCCCTGCCGCCCTGGAAATGGGTGCTGAAACGCCTCTGCGCCCAATATGAGCGGGACGCAACCATGGCAAGCCTTTTCGATGGGATAGGCGGTTTCCCTTTTTTGTGGGAGCAGCTGAACGGAAAAGGGAGCTGCCTATGGGCGAGCGAGATCGAGGAGTTCCCTATGGCGGTAACGAGGAGACATTTTGGATAACACAAGCCCGGGGCAACCCGGGCGGGAAGGAGATAACGATGGATGAAATCGAATTGAAGCCATGCCCGTTTTGTGGGGGTAAAGTTAGCCTTGTTCTGTGCGATGACGAAGGGAATCTGCATGATGAGGCATATAGAGAACATCCCTATAGTGGGCTTGGCTTTATGATTCACCACGCTTACGAGGAAAACCCGGAATGCCCGATTGCAAGCTATGAGTGCGATGGCGGGATTTTGGGCCGTGTGTATATTTACGACACGGAAGAACAAGCTGCGGAAGCATGGAACAGGAGGGCTGACAATGGCTAAAGCGGTACTTATCAGCATCCGCCCGGAGTGGGTGGAGAAGATTCTTAGCGGCAAGAAAACGTTGGAAGTGCGGAAGAACCGGCCTTGTTTGGAAACGCCGTTTAAGTGCTATATCTACTGCACACTGGATGGGCTGAAGCACCCATTCGGAATAGCATACGGGCGTGTTGTAGGGGAATTTGTATGCGACCGGGTTGAAACCATCAAGGCGGCAACAGAACCGTATGGAATCTACGATGTGGGCGATGACTTTGTGGCGCAGACTGGGCTTGTGGACGGTGCTTTGTGGGACTACGGAAAAGGTGCAGCACTGTACGGCTGGCACATTTCCAAACTGGGAATCTACGATACGCCGAAACCGCTGAGCGCATTCAAGGGGTTGCGGAAAACGAAATTTGGATATGCGCCTGTTGAAATCAAACGCCCACCCCAGAGTTGGTGTTATGTGGAGGAACTATAATGGCTTTACGTAAACTTGCTCTAATGCACCGGTTTTTCGGCGTTTTGGATGGGCATACGTGCCGGGAGTGTAGCAACTTCATAAATGGCAAGTATCACGATAAAGTGTTTTGCAAATGCAAAGTGTACGGGCTTACTCATAGTGAAGCGACGGACTGGGCGGGACGATGGATGGCGTGCGGGGCATTCAATCGGACGATAAGCCGCAAGCCCATTGTGCGCGAAGTTATCCCGGAGCGAAAGCGGCAAGAGGTTGGCAATACGCCCATTGATGGGCAGATTAGTTTGGAGGAATTGAAATGAGTGATTACATCAGCCGGGGGGCAATTAAAGACGCCATGCTGCGATATGGTTTTAAGGCTCCGGATATGACCGTTACCGAGTTTGTAGAAGACGAGTTGCCCGCCGCCGACGTGGAGCCGGTGCGGAACGGGCAGTGGATATCGTTAACCGATTGCGCGAATGCGGGGGTATATTGTTCAATTTGTCATAAAAAAGTATACAAGGAAGATTACGCTTGGTGTAATAGAAAAATAAAGTAAGGTCGGCATACTGCCCCAACTGCGGCGCAAAAATGTGTTTGGAGGATAACGATGAAAGTTGAACGAGCAATTGAAATTCTGAACCCGGAACACCGGGAGCATTACGAAAGTATAGACCCCGTGAATGAGGCTTGTCGAATGGGTATGGAGGCGTTGGAGCGGGCAAGGTGGATTCCGTGCAGTGAGAGGCTGCCGGAGATAGGTGTCACGGTGCTGACGCTTGATAAGTACAAGCACGTCGCAAGCCGTACGCGAAAATCTTATGTGGACGGAACGCCGTATTTTTATCCGGACGGACTTGAACCTGGCAGACATATCACCCACTGGATGCCACTTCCAGAATTGCCGAAGGAAGGGGGCGCAGAGAATGGCTGAAGTTATCGCGGCTGTGTTCGTTGTGATTGTGTTCCTGCTTTTCTGCGTGCTTATTGCCACGATGCTGGTATGGGTGATTCTTATAATTGCCAGGGACGTCATCGAGCTGTGGCGGGAGATAAAGGAGTGAGAACCATGAGCAAGAAACCGGACTATATCACCCTGTGCTCCATAGCCGCCCAGAAGGCCGGGACGAGCTACGGCAAGTACATGGCAATGCACGGATACCACCCGCCAATTCAGACCGATGTGGAGGACGTGGAAGCCTCTCAGGGCATTTCTAAAATCTGCCCCCAATGCGGGAAGAAATTCACGCAGGGAAAAATCAAGCAGAAAATCTATTGCAGCTTAGAATGCCAGAAAGCCCACGCCCAGAGAGCCGCTAAAAGGAGATACCACGATAGGAAAAATAAGGAATTGGAGGTACATGAATAATGGCAGAACAGGATTTCAAATTTGATGATGCGTTGCTCATGAAGACTGCACGCGAGATGCTTGCAAAAAAATTGACCGAAACAGTGAAAGATGTCGCCAAGTCCGGGGAATGGGAGATCCCCACAGTAGAGCAGGAGGAATCTGAACCGGAAAAGGTTATCCGGAGGATGTTTGCGAAATACGCCTACGGCAACGTCCCGGAGTGGTTCGCCTCTGCGGTATCTGCGACGTCCTATGTGCTGTCTGTGGACAAGGGAAAGGGAATTGAGTGTATTTCCGTCTTGCACACGGCAGCGGAACGGGCACCGGCTGAAATTCGGATGATGGCGCAGACAAAGTTGCTTATGATATGCCAAGAAACCGGGATGCTCGGCGGGATCGGGAGCCTGCCTGTTCTCTATGGGCAACATGGAGTATAAGGATAGCAGGAAGTATTGCGTCGGGTGCTGGTATTTCTTCGGGTACTACGAAGGCAGCCGATGCTGCAATTACATATTCGTCCGCGGGGGAAAGCGGCCTTGCCCGCCTGGGAAGGATTGCACCGAAAGGAGAAAGAAAACGAAAAACAGGAGACGGGATCTAATATTATAGCGTTATCCCTGTATAGTATATATTAAATATAATCTTATATCTTGTGTGTATTGTGTATATCTATACAGGGGTTTAATAAGATATGCAAGGAGGAACGGAATGAACTGGAAGTATGAGGCCATTGAGAAGCTCAAGGAATACAGTGCAAAAAAGCAATCCCTGAAAAGCATCCCCGAGGAAATGGCGCGGCTGGAATCCGCTATGCAGAGTATCCGAAGTGCCACGGCTGACGGTACGCCGGTAAGCGGCGGCGGCTCAGGGCGGGAAGATATGATGCTATCGAATATCGTTCACCGTGAGGAACTGGCGCGTTCGCTGGAACAGGCGAGAAAATGGGTGTCACTTGTGGATTCCGGGCTTGAATCGCTTAGCACCGATGAAAAGAAGATACTGAGCAGATTCTACATAAGCCCCGCTAGAGGCAACGTCGACGCCCTGTGTGAAGAACTTGGAGTTGAAAAAGCTCAGGTTTACCGCCGCCGTGATTCAGCACTACGACATTTCACGCTATGCCTGTATGGGCAGACTGAAAGCTGAAAAATGAGAAAAAAATGAGACGATTTTTCGGTTTGAATGTGCTATACTGGTAAAAAAGAAAAAGCGCAAGAGGCTTGGGATTGTTCCTGAGCCTCTTTTTGCATGGCGCGGTAGATAACGAGTTGGGCGCTCTCTCCCCAACAGAAGGCCGTTTGAATCGGCCTCGCGCCAATTATTTTGTATGAGAGGTGGTGCTATGGCTGCAAGGATTACAGATCGGAAGAAAAAGAAAATAATCGCCGACTGGATAGAAATGCAGTCGTACAGCGCCGTTGCAAAAAAGCACGGCGTAACTCACCAGACTGTGAAAAGGATTGTCAGCGCTTCACCGGATATCGCCCAAAAAGTGCAGCAAAAAAAAGAAGAGAATACCGCCGATATGATGGCATACATGGAATCACAAAAAGCGGCGATGCAAGAAGCAATCACTTTGCATCTGAAAGCGCTTACTGACCCCGAAAAGATTTCGGCCGCAACATTAAGCCAGATCGCAACATCTTTCGGGATTATTGTTGATAAGGCCACAAGAAATACGGCAAGCGGTAATGATAGCCTCAATAAGTTGGATGGGCTAATTAAGGAGTTCAGAGATGCTATTAAGCCCGAAACAGATTGAATTTGCAAGGTACGGGAATCACCGATGGAATTTCAAGGGCGGCGCGACCAGAAGCGGGAAAACATATCTTGATTTTAAATGGATTATTCCCATGCGGATTCGAGAACGAGCCGGGAAAGATGGGCTTTCCGTTATTTTGGGCGTTACAAAATCCACAATAGAGCGAAATGTGCTAGAGCCTATGCGGAATCTGTACGGTGATAAACTTGTTGGGGCGATTTCCAGCGATAATACAGCGTGGATTTTTGGTGAGAAGTGTTATTGCCTTGGCGCGGAAAAAGTGTCTCAGGTATCGAAGATTCGCGGCGCGTCCATCAAGTATTGCTACGGCGACGAGGTCGCGGACTGGTCGGAGGAAGTTTTTGCCCTCCTGAAAAGCCGGCTTGATAAGGAGTATTCCTGCTTCGATGGCACATACAATCCACAGTATCCCAACCACTGGCTTAAAATATTTCTTGATAGTGATGCCGATATTTTTAGCCAAGAATACACCATAGATGATAATCCGTTCTTGCCCCCAGCTTTTGTTGAAAATCTGAAAAAAGAATATGCTGGAACGGTGTTTTATGATAGGTACATTCTGGGAAAATGGACGCTGGCAGAGGGGCTTATTTATCCCATGTTTAACGATAGTTGCATTGTGGACGAGTTGCCAGAAGCCGGGGAATATTACATTTCCTGCGACTATGGCACGCTTAATCCGTTCTCGGCGGGGTTGTGGTGTGTAAATAGCGGGCGTGCCGTTCGCGTGGCTGAGTATTACTATTCCGGCAGGGACAAGCAATACCAGCTCACGGACGAGGAATATTATGCCGAGGTCGAAAAACTGGCTGGTGACAAAAATATACGGCACATTATCGTTGACCCGTCAGCGGCATCTTTCATTGCGTGCATAAAAAAACATGGCCGTTTCTCGGTCCGCAAGGCGAAAAACGATGTAATGTACGGAATTCGGCTCACTTCTGCAATGCTGCGTGCCGGGGCTATTAAGATTGGCTCTGATTGCGGTGACGCAATTCGGGAATTCGGCCTTTATCGTTGGGACGAGGGTTCCACAGAGGATAAGCCAATCAAAGAAAATGACCATGCGATGGACGATATTCGTTATTTCTGCGCGACTGTGTTACGCAGAAACCGGGAGACGCGGGAAATCGTTGGGAGAATTTGTGATGAGAATGATTAAAAAATGGCTTGTCGATCGTGCGCCTATCTGGGCGAAAGCGGCGTTACAGGCAGAAAATAAAGCGCTTGAAGATGAAAACAAGCGGCTCAAAGAAGAAATCGACAGGTTGAACGCCTACATTCAGGGTTTGCAGTACGCTACCCGCGCGTTGCGAAGAATTACGGTGAACGTCGGAGGTGGAGAGGTTGAACAGTCTGCAAAGTAATTACGAAGTGGCATTTCGGGCAGTCGATACGACAACCGCCGAAATGAGAGCCGCTATTCAGTTGTGGAATAATTTGTACTATGAGAAGGAAGCTACGCCGGACTATGACCCGTGCCAGCAGATTCCGTATACCATCGTCCGAAAGTTGGCAAAAACGGTGTTTTCAGAGTACGCCGCGACCAGCAAGGATGCGTTTATATCCGATGTTTTGGAAGCCATCGGAAAGAAGAAAACGACTGCGATGAATAACGCGCTGATCTGCGGCGAGAGCGGTATTAAGCCCGTTCCCACGGCAAACGGGTTTCGTGTCTCCATTGTGAATCGACAGAACATGCTGGTATTCGCCCGGGATGGTGATGGGAATGAAACAGATGTCGGAATGGCCGAAAAGAGCGTGGATGGGAGGTATTATTACACCCTCCTTGAGCGGCGCACGGCGGATGAGAGCGGTTATTTGACCATAGAAAACAAATTGTACCGTTCTGGAAATCCCGGCACATTGGGCGAGAATGTGCCGCTCACAACGATTCCTGCATACGCTGACCTTGCGGATGAATACACATTTCAAAAGCCACTGGGAGGCGTGGGCATTGCATGGCTGAAAACTCCGATGGAAAACTGCGTGGATGGTAGTCAGGACAGCGTGTCCGTCTATGCCGCCGCCGTCGGGTTAATCCGGAACATCAACAGGAACGAAGCACAGATCAACGGTGAGTTTGACCGCGGAAAGAGCCGAATTATTGCCAGCGCGGATATGCTGGAATTCGACGCTTCCGGAAAGCGGAAGGAACTTAGCTCCGATGTTTTTACGGCTGTTGACGAAGCTCCCGAGGATGTGGGAATTACGATTTTCTCGCCCGATCTGCGTGAACAGTCGTACCTCGCCAGGAAAAAGGAATACCTACGGAATGTAGAAAGCGTGATCGGCCTGAAACGGGGACTGCTATCGGAGGTGGAGGCCGAAGAACGGACAGCAACTGAGATCACGTCCTCTGAGGGCGATTATAACCTGACGATTATTGACTTTCAACAGATGTGGGAATCTGCCTTGCGTGAGGCTGCCCGGCTGTGCGGTATTTTCGGCCAGATGTATCATATCCCCGGCGCACACGACGTGGATGATGATTCCATTGTTGTGGATTGGGGGAACGGCGTTCTTTTCGATGAGGAAAAGACGTGGGCTGACTACAAGGATATGGTGGCCGCTGGGCTGCTCAAGCCTGAGATAGCCTTGGGGTGGCGGTTTAATATGCCGACGGATACAGAGGCGCAGCAGGAGAAAATCCGGGAGAAGTTTATGCCGGATGCTGGTGAGGACAGTGAATAATTATGCTGACCGCCGACCAGATTGAAGCACTTGGCGACAAGGCACAGCAGATCATTTCACCCGTTACGGACTTCTTGATTGCGGACATTGCCAAGCGGATAGCCGAGGCCGGGCAGCTGACGGGGACGGCAGCATATCAGACTTGGCGGCTGCAACAGCTGGGGGTTTCCCAAAGGCAGCTGAAAAAGGAACTTCGGAAGCGGTTGAAAGTATCCCACCGGGAGTTAAGAGAGCTTTTAGAGCAATCCGCAGAAACTGGGTATAACTTTGATATACAAAAACTGCCATATGTTCAGGCGGTTCCGTTTTACAAGAATTCCGCTGTTCAGCAGATTGTTTCCGCTGCTGTTCAGCTTGCGCAGGATGACTTGTCCAACATTACCCAAACGATTGGGTTTGTCACTCCGAACGGCAAGGCCGTTGGACTGACGGATGCTTATAAACAAGCCTGTGACTTTGCGTTTACAAAGGTTTCCACCGGCGCACAGGGCTATGATTCAGCGATCAGGGAAGCGGTTAAGAATCTGGCAGACAATGGCATTGTCACAATCGATTACGATTCCGGCGTTCACACTTCTCTGGAAGCCGCCGTGCGGCGTAATGTCATGGGTGGATTAGGCCTGATGCAGGAGCAGATTTCCAAGCAGAATCATGATGATTTCGGTTGCGACGGCTGGGAAATCTCTGCCCATGCTGCCAGCGCTCCCGATCATGAGCCGATTCAGGGCAAGCAGTATTCCGATGCGGCATACGAAGCACTGAATAATTCTCTTGTTCGCCGAATTGGAACACTGAATTGCGGCCACGCCGCATTCCCGATTATTATGGGCGTCGATTCCCCGCAGTACACAGATGAGGAACTGGAAAAGTTCCGTCGGGATAACGAAAAGGGAATTGATTACAACGGGCGGCACTATACCGCGTATGAGGCCACACAGCAGCAGCGGAGACTGGAACGCACCATCCGGAAGCAGAAGAGGCGCATTCTTGTGGATGAATCTACCGGAGACATAGAAAAGCTCCGGCAGGATCAAATCAAGTATCAAGTTCTGAATCAGGAATACAAACGGTTTTCCGAGGCGGCGGGGCTGCGGTTACAGCATGAGCGTATGGAAATGTCCGGTTTCGGTGCAAAACAGGCCGATGATGCGGAGAAAGTTGCAGAAAACAATGAAAGAAACTTGCAATTTATTGAGAATGATGCTACAATCAAGGCAGAATCAACGTTGCCGAAAAAGATACAGGAAGCGGATACGCTGATTCCACACACTGTTAATGTTTCGCTGCCTAAGATTCAAGGGGTTGTCCCAAAGGGAACGACAGCGGTTGACGTGTACACAATGGCGGGTTCCGGGACGAGTACACCGATTCGCGACTTGCGGCGGCTGTATTCTACATATCCCAATTATGGGGACGCAAGCGGATGGAAAAAGAAATCCGGAACGGTATATGCCAAGCATTACCATTATGTGGTGCATTGGTATGAAAATACCAACGGCGTCCCGCCCGATGAAATAAAGCTGAAAGGGGCAAAGTAATATGCGCGTTCGATATATCGGCAAGAGCTTTGGCATCGATGGCTTGTCGAACGGGAAAGAATACGAAGTTCTTGCATATGATGAAGATTCTGGCGCACTTCAAATTGTTGATGACAGCGACGAAGACTATCTCTACGACCCGCACAACCCTCGCCCGATTGCAAACCCAAACCACCCCGGCGGAAGGTTTGAAATTGTCGAGGATGACGCGTCGGGAACCCTTAGAAAAGCAATATACGGATAAGCCGAGAGAGCTATGGAAACATGGCTCTCTTTTCTCGTGCGAAAGGCGCGAACGGGCATAAGATGTACTGTCCCTATGCAGTTAACCGGCATCTGGTTCAGCAGACAACGTATGAGTATAACGATGACAACTACCAAACACTTCAACAGACGATAGAACACAACACCGCCGAGTTTGTGGAGTGCAAAAAGGAATTATGCGGCGCATGGCACGATGGGAAGTGCCATTACAACCAAGTTGATTGAAGCAACTATTCGGGTTTTCCGAACGGTTGCTTTTTTTCATACCATTTTTGCCGTGGCAGGCGTAAAACAAGCCGACAGCAGGGGACGCAACCCCCATATAACAAAGCATAGCTGAGAAAGGAAGTATATGAAACGTGAGTTTTTGCAGAATTTCAAGGTAGGAGACCAGCCCCTGAGCAAAGAAATCATTGATTCCATTATGGCCGAGAATGGCCGGGATATCGAGGCGGCCAAGAAGCCCTTTGCCGACTATGATACAGTCAAATCTCAGCTGGAAGAAGCTCAGAAGACGATTAAGGGGTTTCAGGATCAGGGCGCGGACATTGATGCCGTGAGAAAATCGGCCAAGGAATGGGAGGAAAAATATAATACCGCCATTTCTGAAAGCAATCAGAAGATTGCGGACATGGCCTTTGACCACGCCCTGGAATCCGCCATTTCCGGCGCAAAGGGCAAGAACGCAAAGGCTATTCGTGCGCTTCTGGATGTAGACGCCTTGAAAGGCAGCAAGAATCAGGAAGCCGACATTAAGACTGCGCTGGAAGCCCTGAAAAAGGACAACAGCTATATGTTTGATGACGGGGGCAACCCTCCCCCTTATGCCGGTGGAACAGGAACGGGAAAAAATCAGCCCAACGGGGAACCGGCGAGCCTTGCCGGTGCACTCCGGGCAAAGTACAAACTGACATGAAAGGATGAAATTTAATTATGGCAATTACCCTTGCAGAAGCTAAAGTCGGCATGGCCGACAAAGTCGATCAGATGATCATTGACGAGTTCCGCCGCAGTTCTCTGCTACTGGACAGAATGGTGTTTGATAACTCCATTTCTCCCGGCACTGGCGGTTCTACCCTGACCTATGGATACATCCAGCTCAAGACCCCCTCTACCGCTGCTGTTCGTGCCATTAACAGCGAGTATACCGCCGGTGAGGCAAAGCGCGTGGAGAAGACCGCGAAAGCCGTCATCATGGGCGGCTCCTTCGAGGTCGACCGTGTTCTTCAGAACACCTCCGGGGCTGTGGATGAGCTGGCGTTCCAGGCACAGCAGAAAATCAAGGCAACCAGCAACTATTTCCACAACTTGGTCATCAACGGCACATCTGCCAGCACCGGTACCGGCTATGTGGTGAACACCTTTGACGGCCTGCGGAAGCTGCTGGACGGCACGTCCAACGCGCTGACCACGGATATTGATCTGTCGTCCTCCGCCAAGCTGGACAGCAACAGCAATGCTTTCATTGATCAACTCGACCAGCTGGTTCACACCATCGACGGAGAAACCACCATGCTGCTGATGAACAGCGCAATGCTGCTCAAGGTGCGTGCGGCTGCCCGCCGTGCGGGCTACTACGACCGCAAGAAGGACGATTTCGGTAGGGTTGTGGAAACCTTTGCGGACATTCCCCTGATGGATGCGGGCAAGTACTACAACGGCACCACCAGTGTGGACGTTATCAGCACCTCCGCCGCAACTTCTTCCGCAGACGGTACCACCAGCATTTACGCGGTGAGCATCGGCCTGGACGGCTTCCACGGCATTTCTCCCACCGGCAACAGCGTCATTTCCAGCTATATGCCCGACATGACCGCCCCCGGTGCTGTGAAGAAGGGCGAAGTTGAGCTTGTAGCCGGTGTCGTGCTGAAAAACACGCTGAAAGCCGCCTGCTTGAACGGCATTGTGATGTCCCCCAAGACCGGCTCTTGATGAAAGGAGTACCCCCAAATGATTGAGTATGATTTTTACAAGATGGTCTATGGGGGCAGCTCTATTTCTGAGGGCGACTGGAATTGGTACGCATCCCGCGCCGGTGATCAGCTTTCCAGATACAAGCGCATATACACGGTAAAGGCTTTGGACGAAAACTCCGAAGCCTTTGCTGTTTGCGCAATGGCGGAAGCTCTATACAGCTTTGACACAATCGCAAACGGCGAGGCGGTGCAGTCTGCGTCGATTGGCTCTGTTTCAACAAGCTACAGTACAGGCCAGATTGACAGCAGCCCCAAAGCACAGTCCAAGGATCTGTACCGCTGCGCCTGCCTGTATCTGGATATCTACCGGGGGTGACGGCTATGGTGAGAATTAAGCGCCGCACCAGCCCGGTGGATTACCGGCTGTGCACCCAGACCGTTACCATTTATCACAAGTCCGGTGATACCTATACCCACAAGATCGTCGAAGGTGGGGCGTTCCTGGATTTCAAGAAAACTCAGTCCGTGGACAAGACCGGAAGTAGTGAAGCAAATTCGTTTCTTCTTGTCGTTCCAGGGAGCGAACAGGCCGTTTTTGTTGGGGATAAGGTGTTGCTCGGCGAGGGAGCTGAAATAAGCACCCGCGAGGACTGGGCGGCTCTCATCCCGGTTAAGGTGCCGGGGCTTGTGGTTGTCAGCTATGCCGACCCCAAATATTGGAATGGGCAGATCGTCCATACGGAGGCGGGCGGATGAAAACACGGATAAAGGTTGACATGAAGCCCGTTGACACCATTCTCACAAGGCTTGGCGTGAATAAAACCGGCGATGTGCAGATGCAGCTTACCCGGATAGTGAACAAGCGGATAACGCGGTACATGCCGTTCCGAACCGGTGTGCTTTCCACGAAGCTTAAGTATATCTCAAGCCCGACAGAGATCACGGTTATGGCACCATACGCCCGGTATCAGTACTACGGCAAAGTCATGGTAAATGCCAAAACCGGGAAAGGCCCCGCTTTCATCCCTGGAGTTGGATACCGGTACAGAAAAGGAACTGCGCTGAGAGCAACCGATCGGGACTTGAACTATGACACCACCAAGAACCAGCAGGCGGGGCCGTTCTGGGACAGACGTATGATGGCGGCAGAGAAAGACCAAATTGCGCACGACCTACAGGCTTATATCAACAGGAGGAGCGGAATATGACGGCACTGGAAAAAATCAAGGACTTTCTCGGGCAGTACCCCGGCGCGGATATCTTCCGCGATTTCCATGTTGACTACACAGATCAGATTCCATTCAACGGCGGTGTTTTCCCCTCCGGGCTTGTGGAGGTTTCCAGAACACGGGATATCCTTGGGAACACAACCGTAATCAATCAGTACAATTTCGGGCTGTACTACGTGTTCGAGAAGTCCCCGGGGGATGATACCGGAGCATCTGAAAATGCGGGCTGGGTCATGGACTTTCAGGAGTGGGTGCAGAAAATGTCCGTTATGGGCAATGCCCCCACCTTTGGGGATGACCCGAGGGCGGAGAAAATCACAGCGCAGAACGGCGTTCTGTACGGTGCAGACGAAGAAGGAACGGCAATGTACATGGTACAGCTGTCCGTTCAATTCAAAAAACGATTTATGAGGTGAAATAATGGCAGATTTAGAGTTTAACACCGCACCCGGCCAGACCGTAGACCGTGAGCTGCTGATCGCGTACCTTAACACCGGAACGACCTCTGCTCCTGTGTGGTCGCCGCTTGGTAGCCGCGTCACGGATTCCAGCATGGAATACGACTGGCAGGAGGAGTCCAATAAGGATATCCTCGGTACTACCAGAACCACGATGAAGAAACCCATCATTACCCAGACCTTTGACCCGTGCGATCTGGACGCCGGAGACGCTGCGGTTCTGAAAATTTGGAACCTGGCTGTCAAGGAGCAGAACGTGTCAGCACTGACCAATCAGGATATGCTGATTGTGCATCTGTACGCCGGAACCAAGGACACGGCGGCCTTTGCAGAGCGCTACAGCGCCTGTATGGTCAAGCCGTCCAGTCTTGGCGGCGAGGGCGGCGGCTTTGTGGGAATGCCTATGGACGTTACATACGGCGGCACCCGCACAGTAGGCACTGCCGCGGTGAGCGCCGGAACCGTTACGTTCACGGCTGATACCTGATGCAAATACGGGGCGGTGAGTGCCGCCCCGAAATCTTTGGAGGGATTATGAAAGAACTGACACTGAATACCGGCGAAATCGAGTATAGGCTTAACGATAAATGCACGGTTCGTTTTAACCCGACAGACCCCGCCTTTGCCGATCGGATTTATACGGCGCTGGACGAGCTATCCAAAAAGCAGGAGCGCAAGGACATTGACGGCATGACCACCCGTGAAACGTTCGACTATCTTCGGAAACTGGACGCAGATATGCGGGGGACGATTGACGGATGCTTCGGTACTCCTGTCTGCGAGCCGTTGTTTGGCAGTACAAGCGTGTATGCCAGTGCGGACGGGATGCCCCTGTGGATGAATTTAATGCTTGCCATTATCGACGAGTTCGATGATGGAATTAAGCGGGAAAAGGCGTTCCACAGCGAAAAACTGGCGAAATATACAAAGAAGTACAGCCGATGATGTACGAACTTCCGACATCTGTCAACGTATGCGGAACAGATTATGATATTGAGACGGATTTTCGGGCGATTCTGGATATATTCGGCGTTCTGGAAGACCCGGATTTGACAGGCAATGAAAAGGGAATCGGGATGCTTGGAATCTTCTACAAAAGATTTTTTGATATGCCCGCAGAGCATTTCAGCGACGCCGTTCAAAAATGCTACTGGTTCATCAACGGTGGCAACGACGAAAAATGCAAAAGCACCACGAAGCTGATGGATTGGGAAAAGGATTTTCCGATTCTGATTGCCCCGATAAACCGCATCGCCGGAACAGAAGTTCGTTCGATGCCATATTTGCACTGGTGGACGTTTCTTTCATACTACATGGAAATCGGGGACTGCTTCTTTGCGCAAATCGTGCGAATACGCGATTTGAAGGCAAAAGGAAAGCTGAAAGACAAGGCGGACAAAGAATTCTATCGCCGGAACAGGGACGCCGTGGATATAAAGTCGCAGTATTCCGACAGAGACAATGAGCTTATAAAGGCGTGGACGTAAAAACCGCCCTCCGGAGAGGGCGGATAAAATCAGCTTTTACTTCAAAAATAGGCCGTTTGCGTCGCGGAAGCCACCGAGCGCAATCGAAAAAATATCAACGATCCAGCCAATACCAAAAACGCCAGCTGTCAGTAAGTACAGTATTCCTGACCCGGTTTTTCCAACGTAAAACCTATGAATCCCCAATCCGCCGAGGAAAATGCAAAGCAGAAGCGCTGTAACCTTGCTTTTCTGGCTTATAGCAGGCATAGAAACGACATTTGCATTGTTGTTCTGGATAATGATTGTTGGTTGACTTGCTGGCTGCCTGATGCCCGAAAATCCGCAATATTGGCATGGCATTTCAGCTATCTCTTTTCCGCAATTCTGGCAAAACATGAATACCCCTCCTTAACAATTCCACGCCGCTATTTTCCACTTATGGGAAATAGCGTTGTGTTAACAATTTCATAATATCATACCCGTAATTAAAATGCAAGTAGGTGTTTATATGCCAAATCCTGACGGTTCGATTGTTTTTAGCACTGAGATCGATAATAAAAAAGCGCAAGCAGAGCTCGAAAAACTGGAAAAGAAGATTTCTGCACTGGAAAGCAAGGCAAGTCAAGCGGAAGCGAAGAAAATGCCGTTGGAAGAACAGGCGAATTCCTTGGGCGCGGCGCTGGATGATGCGAAGCAGAAACTTGAAGCATTAAAATCCAGCAGTGCATCTTCTGGGGCAATTAGTAACCAAGCGGAGACGGTCAATTCTTTGCAGTACCAGTGGGATCAAGTTAACAACAAGATAGACAAGTATAATCTCGATATAGAAAAAGCCAATGGCGATATTGGCATAGCAAAAGATCGGGCGGGGGAACTCGCCGCTGAACTCGCTACCGCTGGCCATAATTCCGAAAAGATGAACAACGGCGTCAAGAAAGCGGCGAAAAGCGCAAAGGGCTTTGCAAGCCGCCTGAAATCCGTCGTTACATCTGCACTTGTGTTCACGGTAATTACACAAGCACTTTCAAAATTCCGGGACTGGATTGGGAATGTAATCAAGGTCAGCCCGGAAGCAACGGCGGCTATTGCGAAGCTCAAGGGCGCTTTGCTTACGCTGGTGCAGCCGTTGGTGAACATCATCATTCCGGCGTTCACAAAGTTCGTAAATATCATTGCGGCGATAATCAGCAAAATCGCCAGCGTGTTTGCGGTGCTGACAGGCTCAACCGTGGAATCGTCCCGGGCGGCGGCAAAAGCACTGAATCAGCAGACCTCCGCGCTGAACGGCACGGGCGCAGCGGCAAAAGAAGCGAAAAAGCAGCTTCTCGGTTTCGATGAAATCAACCAGCTTACAGAAGACACAGCTGGCGGCGGTGGTGGCGGCTCGGGTACGATTGCGCCTGATTTTTCAGCGCAAGAATTTGATAGCACATTCTTAGATACGATTTTAGAAAAGGTCGGCAAAATCGCGGCGGATGTTTGGGCGATCATAGAAGATGTCAGGGATTTTGTAACTGACTTTCTTTCCGGGGAATGGGGAGAGGCAATAGATGATCTCGTTTCGTTCTGTGGGAACGTCAGGAATTTAATCGTAGATCTTCTTGAATTTGTGGATTACATAGTTGGGATGGGGATAGATTCGATCATCGAGAAATTTGGTTTGGCCGAAACTCCCATCGGGGATATGCTTGAATCCATAAAAGGGATGTTCCATGACGCGTCTGAGTTTATTATTGCACTGCTCAACGGTGATCTTGATGGTATGAAAGAATCTCTGGATTCGTTCTTCGAACATTACAAGAATTTCGGTTTGTCGCTGCTTGACTTTGCTAATCAAGGAATTAACAGCCTACTGGACTGGATTGATAAGGCGACCAATGGACGATTCAAAAATGAAATTGCAACGATCAGACAGTTCATTAACGGCCTGGTTGATTCCGTGAAGCAAATATTCGGCGGCCTAATTGATTTCATTTCCGGAATGTTCACAGGGAACTGGGAAAAGGCCTGGAATGGAATCATGAATATTTTTGCGGGGGCCTGGAATGGCGTTATCTCTATTCTGGAGGGCGCGGTTAACAAGATTATGGATGGGGTCAGAGCCGTTGTCAATGAAACAATCAGACTATTAAACCTTATCCCTGGTGTAAATATTTCCGTCAAGGGCGTGGATTGGGGTCGAGTTTCGTTTGGCGCGATAAAGGCGCCCCGCCTTGCTCAGGGCGCAGTTATTCCTCCAAACCGGGAGTTTATGGCCGTCCTCGGAGATCAGACGCACGGGACAAACATTGAAGCCCCTCTGGAAACCATTAAACAGGCTCTTGCGGAGGTGCTTTCGCAGAACGGTTCCGGCGAGGAAATCACGATCAAGTTCACCGGCGACCTTGCGACGCTTGCGCGTGTGCTGACACCTGAGATCACCCGTCAGCAGCGCCGGACACAGCGGGCATTGGGGGGGTAGTATGGCAAAACCATATTTCAAAATCAACGGTGTGGACATCCTACACCTTACTCAGGAGGGCGGCATAAAATGGCAGCGCAACGATGTGGAAAGCCCCAACGCTGGGCGAACAATGGACGCTACCATGCACCGTGGCCGGGTGGCGCAGAAATACCGGGCGGATATCACGTGCATGGATATGAACCGCGCGGAAGAGCTTGCGCTTATGGCTCTGATAAACCCTGAGTTTGTCACAGTGGAAACGAACCTACACCCGCTATATGGGAGCCAGACGGCGCAATATTATTCCAACAACGTTCCCGCTTCGATCTCCTACGTTGACCCCGATACCGGGGAATCGGTATGGACGGGTATTTCCTTCCCGCTGATCGAGCAGTAAGGAGGCAATATGCAGAAAACATCTGCTCTGTATAGAAAAATCCTTGCGGGCATCCACACGAAGGAAACGCGGGTTTCTATCGGCGATACGGGCTTCCTTGTGGACAAACGGGGAAACGGGATCACGTTCGGCGGCACCCGCATTCTGGTTGGGGCTTCCGGCGCGGATGCCGGATACGGAATGAACATCCTCGCGTCGGTAGAAACTACCGGCGCGATTTTCGATGGGAACGAGCCGACCGTCGGCAATGTAATAAGCCGGGAGTGCGACATTAAAATGCTGAAGCCCTCCGGGAACATTGAAGGAATGTCCCGGATTGCGGTTTATGTAAGGCTTGTCAGCGATGGCGGCGAATGCTCCGAGTGGCTCCCGCAGGGCGTATTTTATGCGGATTCCATTGACCAGGACGCTGACGAGGACGATGTGCAGTGGCTTAAAATCCACGGCTACGACGCTATTCTGTTCGCTGAGCAGGATTACCCAGCAGACAGCAAATTGACATGGCCAGCAAAGGATATAGACGTTGTGCGGGAGATTGCCCAAGCAATGGGCGTGACGATAGACCCGAGGACGGCGGAGATTATGCGCAACGCCTATCCTGTCCAGTACAATCCGGAATATACTTGCCGGGAATATCTTGGATATATCGCCGCCATGTACGCCGGGTGCTTTCTCATGAGCGAATCGGGGGAATTGCTTCTGGTATGCTTCTGGAATATCCCAAAAGAAACCCGCTATCTGATCGATACCCACGGCTACGCCATTACGTTTGGAGGTGACAGGATCGTTGTCTGACGTGATCAATGTCCGAAAATCGCTTTCGTCGCTGGAAAAGCAAGACACTTTCAACGGATATTCAAAAGTCGTTGTTGTCGTATCGGATGAACTGGAATATTCATCCGGAACAGACAGTGGAAGAACACTTACTCTGGACTGCCCGTGGGGTACACAAAAAATGGCTGAGGATATTCTATCGAAAATCCAAGGCTTTCAATACCAGCCGTATACCGCCGATGGCGCACATATCGACCCAGCGGCGGAGATCGGAGACGGATTTGCCGCCGGAAACTTATACAGCGGGATATACTCCAAAAACGTTTCCCACGGGGCACTGTACACGGCGAATGTATCCGCACCCGGCGGCGAAAAAATCAATTATAAGTACGAGTACAAAACACCCACGCAGCGCAAAATTGAACGCCACTATTCCGAAATGAAGTCCACGTTCAAGGTTCAGGCCGACCAGATTTCCGCAGAAGTCTCTGCCCGTATCGAACAGGGGAACGAGCTCACCTCGCGGCTGGACATTCAGAGTGACCAGATTTCCGCGCGGGTGACCAAAACCGGCGGTGACAGTTCGTCCTTCGGTTGGGAGCTGCTTAATGATTCCTGGACGGTCAAGGCCAACAATACCACGGTGTTCAAAGTCACCAAGTCCGGCGCAGAAGTCCGTGGAAAGATCACCGCCTTAAGCGGCAAAATCGGCGGCTTTGATATCCAATCCGACTACCTAAGCTATAACAATCAGACCTGGAACGGCACCAACAGCCGGGGTATTTACATTGGTGTCAACGGCATTCAGTGCGGCTCTGAGGCTAACGGCGTGCAGATTACGCCGACCGGGAATCTGTACGCTGAGAATGGCTATTTCCGGGGAAGCGTCAGTGCTGGAAGAATTGACTATGGCGGCGACGATGGGTACCTTGACGGGTCAGGCCTTGCCAGTCACAGTGTCTACGGCTCGGAAATCGGCTACAACACCATATCCACGGCCTATACCAGCGGAGGTATCAATACCTCGCTTGGATATGCGGATTTTGCAAATGGTGTGTTCAATGGGTGGAATACCGCAAGCTACGTTGATGCGTCCGTACTATTCGCGTCGAGCTTCTATTTCAAAGACGAAGAGGTGGCTTGGCGAACAATTAAGGACGGAAACGGATTATCACAAACTGTATTAGTGAGGGCTTAAGTATGGAAAAACTGAAAACCGCAACAGGCAAAGAATTCAACTGCGATTATTTCAACCCTTTCCCCCAGGCGGGGCAGATAAACATCCGTATTCTCGGGGAATCCCTGGCGACGATTGCCACGGTATTTGCAAATCCCGCTGAGACGGTGCAAATGTGGTGGGAAGGGCAGTACGCCGCCCAATATACGAAGATAATCGCTATCGTACCGGAAACCGGCGCGGTACGTGTGGTGCTGGGAAAGGAGTAAAAATGAACCCTGTAATGAAACTTAGGGCAGTCCTGAATACCCTTGAGGGCGTTCAGGTCGCAGGACGGGAAAACTGGGACAGGATGCTGGGCAGTATGCAGGCCATTGAAGAAGTGGTGCAGGCGCTGTCTGCGCCTCCTGCGCCCGAAAAAGAGACTGACGTTGAGGAGGGATGACTTATCGCAGATAAAGCAATATCCGAGCTGATTGCCGCTGAGCAGGTAAAAGCAACCGACCTTCTTGTAATGGAGCAGGACGGCGCGGCAAAGAAGCTGACGGGACAGATTCTTCTGAACTGGCTGACCGCCGCCGCTGACGGCCATGGCGGTATCAGCAGCATCGTGAAGCAGTCTGCCAGCGGCCTGACGGATACATACCGCATTACCATGGCAGACACCACGACCTTTGATTTTCCCGTTAAAAACGGCAGAGGCATTACCGGAGTTTCCAAAATCTCCACCAGCGGGCTGGTAGACACGTACCGGATTACCTACAACGACAGCACCAACAGCACGTTTACCATCACGAACGGCGCGAAAGGTGACAAGGGCGACAACGCATACGTCTGGATTCGGTACGCGGCGCAGGAGCCGACGGCAGCTTCTCACAACTTCGGTGTTCTCCCTGACAACTGGATGGGCGTATACAGCGGCAATTCCGCAACCGCCCCAACGGACTGGACGAAGTATCAGTGGTTCGAGATCAAGGGCGAAAAGGGCGAAAAGGGTGATGCCGCAAGGATGACAAACCACAGCACAACCTATATGGTATCCGATTCGGGTACAATCGTCCCCTCCGGCTCGTGGCAGCCGGAAATCCCCAACGTCCCCCAGGGCAAATACCTGTGGACACGGACGGTGCTGACCTTCAACACCGGCAGCCCCGTCACCTCTTACTCCGTCTCCCGCATGGGCTTGGATGGCACCGGTGCTGTATCCAAAGTGTGCGGCAAAGAACCTAACTCCAATGGCAACGTTGAGCTAGAAGCTGAAAATGTTGGGGCATTGCCTAGTGCTGGCGGTTTAATGACCGGGAATATTGCCATGAACTCCCATCAAATCAAAGTATTAGGTGCGCCCACGGACAGCGCTGATGCCGCAACCAAGGGGTACGTAGATACGGCGTTAAGTAATGCCAAAACGATTGCAAAGACTGAAACGTTAACTGCTGCCGGTTGGTCTGCCAGCGCCCCGTATACCCAGTCTGTTACGGTCTCCGGTCTGACGGATACAA